GAAATAGAACGCCTTGGGCAAATAGAGTAACAGCTCTGTCCAATAATGAAGAGTATAAACACTTGGTAGCAATGCTTTCAGCTACATATGCGGCAAAAGGTCACAAAGTACTTGTGGTATCAGATCGTGTGCATTTTTTACGAAGCTGCGCCGAACTTGTAGGTGAAAACTCCGTGTGTGTTACAGGTGAGGTACCTCATGAGGAAAGGCAGAAGTTACTAGATGAGATTAATTATGGAAATAAAAACGTTCTTTTTGGAACTCAAGCAATTTTTAGTGAAGGCATATCAGTCAATTCCTTGTCTGTCCTTATACTCGGTACGCCCATTAATAACGAACCACTCCTCACCCAACTCGTCGGAAGAGTCATTCGAGAACAAGAAGGAAAACGAGACCCCATAGTAGTAGATATACACTTGAAGGGCGAAACAGCAAAAAGACAAGCCTCGAATCGTATGGGATACTATATGAAACAAGGTTATAAAATACGACAGTTGTAAAAAATAGTTCTTGACTTTAACTTTAATTTTTAGTATAATATATGTTATTATTTGATTGGAGAAAAGTATTTTACGCTGCTAGCGGAGACCCTACCGAGATAATCAGGATTCTTCGTATGTTAGTGGAAAATCGCGTCCCTAAAAATAAGTTTGATAAAATATACGCATACTCTCTAGTAAATTTTTCTGGAGAGGCTTTTTTGGTTCATCCAGAAAGGTTGTTGTATGAAGGGTATAAATATACCCATAGAGAAATAGGAATCTATGTGGCTCTTGCTTCTCTACGGCCTTTGGCCGATTACTACGCATATGGAAAGGTTAGTCTTAACTTACTATATGTTCCAGACAATATTAAAGAATATATTACAGACAATAGGCTACTTTCAGTAAAAGATAATGAACTTCATTTTTTATATGAAAGAAGTCCCTCAAAAAAGGAGATACATTAATGGCACTATCATTTAATCAATCAAAAGGCGGAGCACAGAAAAGCTCTATCAATACGTACAACTATCAAGAGGGCGACAATACAGTTCGTCTTGTTGGAGATGTTTTAGCACGTTATGTGTACTGGGTAGTTGGAGAGAATGATAAAAACATTCCTCTTGAGTGCTTATCGTTTGATCGTAATGAAGAGCGATTCAACAACAAAGAAAAAGATTGGGTTCGTGAATACTATCCTGATCTAAAATGTGGATGGAGCTACGCAATGCAGTGCATTCACAATGGTGAGCTAAAGGTAATCAATCTGAAGAAGAAGCTTTTTGAGCAAATTTTGACAGCAGCAGAAGACCTGGGCGACCCTACAGATGTAGAAAATGGATGGGATGTTAAATTCAAGCGTGTTAAGACTGGCCCTCTGCCCTATAATGTAGAGTACCAACTTCAAGTATTGAAGTGCAAGTCTCGACCTCTTGATGAGACAGAGCAAGAATTAGTAGCAACCCTGAAGTCAATGGATGATGTTATGCCTCGTCCAACTCCAGATGCTCAAAAAGAACTGCTTGACCGTATTCGTGAAGGCGCACCTGCCGATAACGTAGACGAAGAAGCCCTTGAAAGTGAGTTTAACATCGGATGATTTTATTCACCGCAGACTGGCATATTAAACTGGGACAGAAAAATGTCCCAGTTTCTTGGTCTTTGAACCGTTATAAATTGTTCTTCGAACAAGTACACAATATTGAAAAAATGTGTAATATGCACATAATCGGAGGCGATCTTTTTGATCGTCTTCCGAATATGGAAGAACTAGAACTTTATTTTTCTTTTATTCGGAATGTAAAAATTCCTACCATTATCTATGATGGAAACCATGAAGCAACAAAGAAAAATAAAACCTTTTTTACACAACTAAAGCAAGTAAGTAGAGATATAAACCCTCTTGTACAAGTTGTAGATATTTCTTATGTAGACAAAGAAATGGGATTTAGTATTCTTCCTTATGCAGAACTGCACAAGAAAGATATATTAGATCATTTTCCAAAGCAGTACCCTTTATTTACTCATGTTCGTGGCGAAATTCCTCCCCATGTCAAGCCAGAGGTGGACTTAGACTTATTTGAGGATTTTCCAGTTGTTTTTGCAGGCGACCTACACGCACATAGTAATACACAAAGAAATATTGTGTACCCAGGAAGTCCTATGACTACTTCATTTCACAGGAATGAGGTTAGTACAGGTTACCTTCTTATTAATGAAGAGGACTGGTCTTGGATTTGGGAGCCTTTTGACTTGCCTCAGTTACTTCGTAAAACAGTAACAGATCCGAGTGAAATGATTGCTACAGACTATCATCATACTATATATGAAATAGAAGGTGATATGCAAGACTTGGCAGATGTAGAAAACTCTGAGCTACTCGACAAAAAAGTAGTAAAAAGAAGTTCTGAAGCCGCATTAGTAATAAATAAAGAGATGACTATTCAGGAAGAATTAGTAGAGTATCTACAATATATTCTTGAGATAGAAGAAAAGAAAATACCGGATATACTAGGAACTTTTAATGATTACGCTCAAAAAGTTGCAATGGAGTAACTGTTTTAGCTATGGCCCAAATAATGAGCTTGACTTAGACGCAAATACAGTTACTCAAATTATCGGAACAAACGGAATGGGTAAATCTTCTATTCCTCTAATAATAGAAGAAGCTCTTTACAATAAAAACTCAAAAGGCATAAAGAAAGCAGATATACCAAATAGATATATAAACAATGGGTATGATATTTGTTTATCCTTTACACGAGACTCAGATGAGTATGTTATTACAATTAACAGAAAGTCCAATATAAAACTTAAATTAGAGAAGAATGGGGAAGATATTTCTAGCCATACAGCTACAAATACCTATAAAACTATTCAAGAAATTATAGGAATTGACTTTAAAACTTTTTCGCAGCTTGTGTATCAAAACACAAATGCAAGTTTACAGTTCCTTACCGCTACAGACACAAATCGTAAAAAGTTTCTTATCGAGCTTCTTTCTCTTGAGAAGTACGTGGAGCTTTTTGACCTTTTTAAAGATGCAGCGAGAGAAATAGCATTGGAAACAGCCTCAGTTCAATCCACTGTTAATACGATTGAAAAATGGTTGAAAGATAACAAATTAAGTGATACTACCATACTCCCAATGCTGGATATTTTAATTGACACGGAAGAAGATGAGAAAGAGTACGCCAACTTAACGGCAGAAATTAAAAATATTTCCGAAAAAAATAAAAAAATATCTAAGAATAATACATATAAAACTTTGCTCAAAGAGTTGGATAATGAAAAATCAATGGTACAATTTGCAGCAACGTTTATAAAAGGTTCCTATGATAGCGAACAGAGTGAAATAGGAAGTTTAAAGCAAATCGCAGCGGGGTCAAAGCGATTTATAGAAAAGTTAAAAAACCTGGAGGGTGTGTGCCCTACTTGTGAACAACCAGTAGACGAAGCTCTACGAGACTCTATGCTTGAAGCCGAACGAGAAAAAGGTGCTTCGGCTCTGAAAAAAATCGGAGAGCTTCAAGAATTTATAGAGAAAATTAAAGAGGATAATGAACACTATGAAAATTACCAAAGAATTGAAAGAGAATGGCGAGAAACTTTTCGAAGCATTGACGAGAGCCTTCCCTCAAGTCCTTTGGACGAAGGAGAGCTTAACTCGCGCTTACGAAGAGTACGAAATGACTTGGACAGAGCAAAAGCTGAAGTGGGAAAGATCACAAAAGAAAATGAAGAAAGAACAAGAAGAAATACTCGAATCCAAGTAATTCTTGAGCAAACGAAAGAATTTCAAGAACAGCTAGAAGTCTGTTTAGAAAAGATGGAAGGCATAAAAAATCTTTCTGCAAACTTAGAAGTGCTGAAAAAAGCATTTAGTACAAATGGGCTTGTGGCATATAAGATTGAGAATTTAGTAAAGGAGTTGGAAGAGCTTGCTAATCACTACTTGGCTGAATTGTCTGATGGTCGCTTCACTCTTGAGTTTGTGGTTAGTAATGACAAACTCAACGTGGAAATCACGGACAATGGAAACATTGTTGACATTCTTGCTCTTTCTTCTGGTGAGTTGGCCCGTGTTAATACTGCTACCCTTATTGCTATTAGAAAACTAATGAGTAGTATATCTAAATCTAGAATCAATGTATTGTTTTTAGATGAAGTAATAAATGTGTTAGATGAACTAGGGCGAGAAAAAATGGTAGAAGTTCTTTTAGAAGAAGAATTAAATACTTACATAGTTAGCCATGGATGGACTCATCCACTTTTAGAAAAGGTAGAAGTAGTTAAATGCGACAACGTCAGCAAACTAGAGTACTAAACCGCCTTTCTTCAAGTAGAAGAATTTGGCAGCAAATATTAAAGGAGAAAAATGATGAGAGACTTGATACTGGAAGCACTTCGAGCAAAATACGAAGGGCAAATTCAAGAAGCCCGAGCAAACATTGAAGTATATCTTAGCAACCCTGTAGGTATAGGTGAGCACTCAGATATTATAGAAGCAATTGACTGCCAAATAGAAAAAATAGCAGAGGCAGCGGAGAAGAAAGACGCGCTGATATGGTTTGACTAATTATGGTAGATAGTAGAGCAAAAGGTGCAAGAGGTGAGTACCTAGTTCGGGATATGCTAAGAACTTACACCGGCTATCAGTTTGAAAGAGTCCCTGCTTCAGGGGCTTTAGCATATTTAAAAGGTGATATTTATGTACCAAATGAAAAAAACCGATTTTGTATAGAAGTAAAAAGCTATGCTGAAAGTCCTCTAACGGATAAGATATTTACAGCACGTAAAACAAATAATCTTATTCGTTGGTGGAAGAAAGTAGAAATACAGGCGGAGGGAGGAAATCAAGAACCATTATTATTTTTTAAATATAATCGTTCTCCGATTTTTGTAGTAACTGCTATGAAGCCCGACTTGTCTGATTATATGTATATAAACTGGCTAAATTGTTATATAGCAGAAGCAATGCCTTGGTTGGAAAATGAAAAACCGGAGTTTTTACATGGCATTTGAATTTAATGATAAAATGTTCATTGATAATGAAAATACTGTACTTATAGTAGATGCTTTAAACTTAGCATTTCGCTGGAAGCATCAGGGTAGAACAGATTTTCGATATGATTTTCAAAGAACAGTAGAAAGTTTAGCAAAATCTTATGATTGTAAGAAGCTAATAATTACTGCGGATTGGGGCTCTTCTTCCTATAGAAAAGCTATTAATCCAGAGTATAAGCAAAACAGAAAAGAAAAATTTGCAGAGCAAACTGAAGAAGAACGCATTGCATTTGAAGAGTTTTTTGAAGAATTTGAAGCATCACTAGAAGTGCTTGCAGAAAGTTACCCTGTATTAAGATACAAAGGTGTCGAAGCAGACGACTTAGCAGCCCATTTAGTAAAGTATAGAGAAAAATACGGGTTAGAATATATTTGGCTAATCTCTAGTGATAGAGACTGGGACTTACTTATACAAGAAAATGTTGGTCGTTTTTCTTATGTAACGAGGAAGGAAGTTACTTTAGACAACTGGCACGAGCACTATGAAGTAACCCCAGAGCAGTATATATCCTATAAATGTATGCTTGGAGACAAAGGAGATAATGTTCCAGGATTTCCAGGTGTGGGCCCGAAAAAAGCAGCATCATTAGTAGAGCAATATGGAGATGCCTTTGCAATTTATGACGCTACTCCTATTGATAGTAGATATAAGTTTATACAAACTATTAATGATAATGCTGAACAAATTCTTCAAAACTATGAACTTATGGATTTAATTACTTATTGCGATGAAGCAATCGGGGCTGATAATATAGCCGATATTGAAAGGAGACTCTCTGGTGAGTTATAATATTACCGTAGATTACCGAAGAGATAACTACTTGTCAGAGTTTAGTAAAAAAACTTTACAAGATCGTTACCTTATTGATGGAGAGGTTTCACCTCAAGATGCATTTGCTAGAGCTGCAAAAACTTTTGCCTCTAATGAAGCTCATGCACAACGATTATACGACTATGCCAGTAAGCTTTGGTTTATGTTTTCTACTCCTATACTTAGTAATGGAGGTACAAAGCGTGGTCTTCCTATTAGTTGTTTTCTTAACTATGTCGAGGATAGCCGAGAGGGTATCACAGACCATTACAGAGAAAATGCTTTTCTTTCTTCCGTTGGAGGAGGAATAGGAGGATGCTGGAATGACATACGAAGTGTAGGCAGTAAAACTTCGGCGGGGTCTGAGAGCACTGGCGTAATTCCCTTTTTGAAAGTAGTTGACGCAGAAATGTTGGCATTTAGTCAAGGCGTTACACGCCGAGGAAGCTATGCCGCTTATCTCGATATCTCGCACCCTGAAATTGAAGAATTTTTAGATGTACGAAAGCCTACTGGCGGAGATATTAACCGTAAATCTACTAATCTACATCATGGTGTGTTGATTGGAGACGAGTTTATGGAGCTTATCGAAAATGCTACTAAAATTCAAGATTTTGATGATAGTTGGAATTTAGTAGATCCGCATACAAAGCGGGTTGTAAAAACCGTATCTGCAAAAGCACTTTGGGTAAAACTTATTCAAAATCGTATTGAAACTGGTGAACCTTATATTATGTTTAAGGATACTGTGCAGACTGCGTTGCCTGAGTTTCAAAAGGAAAAAGGCTTAAAAGTTCATCATTCAAATCTTTGCAGCGAAATTACTCTTGCAACTGACGACGATCGCACAGCAGTATGTTGTCTTTCAAGTGTAAATCTAGAGGAGTATGATGAGTGGTGCAACGACAAGTATTTTATTCCTGATTTGATTGAAATGCTTGATA